ACTACCACTATATGGATTTCATCATTAGATGAACCATTAGCTTCTGCTAGTGCAGATGTGCTAGGTGCTTTTTCAAAGTATGATTGCCATTCCCACTTACGAGTAATACTTACTGCAGAACTGGTTCCATCAACTGCAGATGTTAAACCTGTTCCAGCTGGTTGATTCAGTGCCTCAATTGTTAAAGAAGTAGCTGCTACTGCAGTTACTTTATACTCTTGAGAGTGGTTTGCAAATACTACAACGTCACCTACTACAAATAGAGATGATGCTGTTGCGACACCAGTAATAGAAGTTGCGTTAAGAGCGTTAGATGCAGTTGTACTACCTGCTGAAGCTTCTTGCCATGCATTTGAAGATGCACAAACATGAACACTTACTGAGTTACCCAAGGCACCTGCGTATTTAGCAGTGTATGCCCCAACACTTCCTGAATTACTTAAACCTCTGTAAGATTCAATATATTCAGCACTGTTCTTAATTATTTGAGAAGCAGTACCTGAAGCGTTTGCGTTTGCAAGGTTAGTTGAGTTAACTCTAACTACTCTTAAAGATGAACCATATCTTAGGAAACCCTCTGCAGTAAAGAAATCTTCTGCACCAGCATTTGTGTTAGCTGGTGAATGAAAATACTCTACTAATTCCTGTTGTCCTGATACAGTTACAACTTCGTTAACTGGGCCCCATGAAAAAGTTCCAGCAAATGCACCACTTGTCCCTGCGACAGCAGGCACTACATTTGTAAGGTCAACTTCTTTAACCTGTACGCCTGGTGATACTTGAAATGCCATATTTTTCTCCTTTTTGCGACCTTAGTCAATTCTTTAATTGTATTTATATTTTTTCAAACTTAGTCGTTGTCTTGTAAAAACCATCGGTCTCCACTCGTATCTACAAACGAGTGAGAGTCCTCATTTTGTTGACCAAAAACTCCTACTGGTAGGACATCATCATATATCTCTTGTTGTTGTCCTGAGTATAATAAGTCTTTGACCTTATTGTTTGTGAGATGTTCAAAGTATTCTGTTGTTAGAAACCAACTAAACACCACACAATTCATTACCAAGTCATCATGATAACCCCTATCTGCTTCAAAGGACATCCCTTTATTCACATAGGTTAAGAGTTCTTTAATCAACTCTCTATCACAAATTTTCAATTTATTTTCTTCTAATACCTCTTTTAATGTAGAGGTTCCTATTCTTTTAATCTTTCGGGTCATTGTTACCCCGATGTCTTCTAGTCTTAAGCCACCCTGTACAAATACATTATCATATTCTAAATCGTAATGCATTTGTTGTGCAACTACAGACCCTTCTGCATTATTTTCTATAATCACTAGTGCAGTGTTGTATTGTGTACAATACTTTGCAATTACATCGGGATACAGTAATGGAGATATCATATTGTCTCTATACACTGCTACCTGTTCAAAAGGTTCTGTGGATACATCAAAAATTGTAAAGGTTGAATAGTCAAAACCTCTACCTTTCGATACGTCTACAGTACATATATAGTGATGTTTCTCTTTTGGTTTTTTATATACACTAAACCCTTCCTTGTGCCATATCGGATTTGATGCACGAAATCCTAATAGTGTATCAGATGCAATAAGTGTATTACCTGTTCCTAAGAAACTATTACCATACTCTTGTTGGAACTGTAACTCAGAAGTGTTTGCAATAGTTTGTTTCTTCCATTCTTCATCACGGCCAGGCACGTCAAACCAGTTAATAAGAAATGATTTGTATTCTGAATCACCTACAGTTGCACTTTCATATATTTTATGAAACATATTACCTACACCGTTTGCAGTAGAAGTAATAATTACCTTTGAATCTTTACCTGAGGTAACCACAGGATATGTTGCAGTATAAAACTCTTCTGCATTTTCAACGAATGCAAACTCATCAAGATACAACATATTAATCGAAAGTCCACGAATTGAAGATGATGATGTTGCAGCTGCAACCAATTTACTATCATTACCAAATTCTATATTACCTTTGTTTAGAATCTTCACCCCTGGCTGTAAAAAGAAAGGAACGGATTCTAACATAGTGGTTATCCTTGCAACCATCTCTCTTGCAATTGCACCTTTGTTTGCAAGAACAGCTACCGTAACTTCGGGTGTAAACAATAGATACCACAGTAGATATGCACAAGATGTAATGGACTTACCACTCTGTCTCGATGCAAGTACTATACTGAATCTGTTGTTGTCATAATGTTTAATTAAATCTTCTTGATATCCACGCAACTCAAACGGAACCATACCCTCATCGAGTGATATGATTTGAGTGTATGATTCAATAAAATAACAAGGGTCTTGTTGACACTTTAAATATTCATCAAGTTCTTCTTTGGTATACCCAGTCTCAACGTTTGCACGTTTGATTTGAGTGTTACCTAGATAACCTTCATTTTTAGGATTTACCATGCTTGTTTTTCTTCAAATATTTTTGTAAGTCTGATGTTGACCCAACGTACAAATGATTATGTATGTCACCCTCTTTTGGTGTTTCTTCTTTCTTTATGTTTTTCATTTTGACCTGAAGGTCTAAAAGTTTTTCTGCAATCTCTGAGGTGGTCTTAAGTATCTGACCTGCCACTTCATATGCACGAGGGTTTTCCATTTCTTTAGATAGCTCTAGGATACCGTCTAAGGCATCCTGACCACGTTCTACTAAGTCGTATAGGTTTTCCCTTGCGTATCGGTAATCGGTCTCTAGAGACTCTCTAGAGAGGTCTGTACGGACTTTAGGAACTTTCTTCAAGTCCTTTTTCATGTCCGTGTTAATATCTAATACTTGGTTTAATTTATCGTCAACATTGTCTGTCATAATTTTTCACTAGTCTGTGGAACTTCCATCATAACCCTCATCAAAGAATGATACATCCTCTGATATTACATAACTATCTTCTGCAGATGCACTTCCTGTGAAGTATACTTTCTGACCTTGTCTAAGTGTTACATTACTAGACACAACAACTGATAGTCTATCACTTGCAATTGAAGATACTGTTGGGTCGGGATTTGTGGTCGAACCTTCCATGGTATCATTTACAGATACATTACTATCTATTGCAGTTGAGAAAGTTACGGTAGTGTTATTAGACACTGCACTTGCAACTTTTCCCTCAAATGCTGGTTCGTAAAACTTTACATCCTTCACGATACCTGAGGTAGATAATTCTGATGATGTAAATCCATGTCTTCCATCATTAATAAAAGTCTTTTCTCTAACCTTCGTAATAACCTTACCTGTGTATACTGGGCCAAAGAAATAAGTTTTCATTGTAAATTCAAGAGTAAAGTTAATTACCCTCTTGTCTTCAAACGACCCTTCAAATTGGTCGTCCATATTTACACCTGTTAAAATGATTGGTACGTCTCTTACTTCTGACATGTCATCAATCATTTTCATTGCAACCGTATATTCGGGTTGGAAATACGGTAATATTTGTTCTACTATCTGTAAACCATCTGTCATGTTCTTTGCATAGATGGATAGTGTAAAGTTTATATCATAAGGTGTGGGTTGATATTGAAACTTTCTACTGACATTATCTGTCTCCATTGTAGTTTTAGTAGAACGTATAAGTTTGTTTTGCTGTCTGTTTTGGTCATATGTAAACCCACTGATTTCAAATCCCATTCTTGGAAGTGATATTGCACTTCTCAAGTTGTCATTCAAATCGGGTTCTTCTTTTAATCTCTGTAAGAACTTTTGTCTTTGACCATACGATAAGGGAACTTTAATACTATTCACAACTGTTCCATCTGATTTTTTCTGTTTAACTGTGATGTTATTAAACATAGTACCAAATACAGATACTGAACGTCTTATTGTTTCATTGTAAAAATATGTAAACATGATTAACTGTTGTTTCCTATCTCACCAAATGGGTTTGTTTCACTGAAGTCTATGTAGTTATCAGCTGCATCTTCAAATTCTTTGTTTTGTGCATTCGGGTCATTTGGCATATCTAGTGCATCGGTTATTGTTGCAATCTGTCTAGTTGCACCTGATACTGCACCCACCAATCTATCACCCACTGCAAGTGGTGTACTGTTGTGTATGATTGTAAGTGTTCTATCAGACTGTTTATAGGTAGACACTTCACCCACTACACTATCACCAATTTTAATGTCTTCGTTCTGTGTGTATGCACCCGAGTCTCCTGACCCAGCAGTCATAGTTGCACTTATAGTGTATGTTCTTTCTGCTTCAACCAAGTCTGCATTAGTACCAGTGTCGAAGTCTTCTCCTCTGTATTCAAACAATTCACATCTACACTTGAATACAAAGAGTTTACCGACTTGATAGAATGGGTCTTCATGTTCAACAAACTTAATCTCAAAAAGAGAACCACTGAGAGGGAAGTATATTACGTCACCTTCGTTTGGTCTGAATGATGAAGTTAGATTATTATCTAGAGATACAAATCTTTCCCACGTTCTGAGTGCAATAACAAAGGTAGCTTGGTCTCTTATCTCTACACCAAACTTAGAATATAAGTCTCCTTCTCCTTCAAACCCTTCTACATTTTCTAGATATGCTTCAATCTCATATGCATCTCCAAATTTTGATGCAACATCTTCTCCTAAAATGGTGTCTTCTTCTATTATCTCCCTAGGAAGATAGTAGACATTGTGTCCATACATTCTAAGTGACTCAACAACTAAGTCCTCATACAGGTGTTGTTCAGACGATACTGCATGATTGAAAAATACATTTGTTGGCATAATTAACCTATCATATCTATAGGAGGTAATTCATAATTCAGTCTTGACTCTTCTTCTAGTCTTCGAATCTCCTCCTGTGCTTGTGTCATTATTTCATTTCCATTTAACTCAACTCCGCCAGGCAATTGCATCCCACCGAACTTGGAAAGGTTTGAACCCCATTGATACTTAACTAATGCAGTTGCATATCTCTTTAACCACATGTCATTGTATATGTCTGTATAAGTTGTGGGGTCTAGTTTTCTAAAACACTCAATCAAGATATACTCACCAGCATTGATAGATTCTTTATCCATGTCTAGGTATAACCTGTTAGTAACCTGTTTATATCTTATAGGAACTTCACCCACTAACATGTGGTCTAACAGACTGATATGCTGTTGCACTTGTTCATAGTACAATATACTTGTAGATGTTAAATCCCAAAGGTCATTCAATCTTAATTGATATCTAACGTCAAACATATTCATATTATGTTTGTCATTGAAAGGAAATAATCGTACTACTGATAATACTGATTCGGGTAATACTATGTATGATTGTTCTTCTAAGAATGTTTGACTCTGATATGCATCATTAGAACTATTAACACCAGTGTGTGTTTCGTTAGTCTTCATAGCGTCAATCTGACTTTGAGTCAATTGATGTTTTAGATATGTACGAATAGAACCATCGTAATGGTATTCGTTATAGTATTGTAAGGCTTCGTCTATTCTATCATCGACTTGGTCGTCATCCACATTGATTTCAATCACTGGAGCACCAAGACTTCTTAGAATGTATTCTTTAAATGATGCCTTTGAGTTTGGTATTGCCATAGTACTGTTTCCATTTTTTTAAATGTTCAATACTATTTATAACAATTATTCTTGGAAAAAAGTACGAGATTGGAGTCTGTCGAGTTTTTCATCGATTCTTTCGATAGATATCATCAATCTATCCATAGCTTGTTGGAATTCATCCTTAGAAACGTATTCTTTTGCTATCTCTTCTCTTGTTTTGTTTAGTAGTATGTCGATTCTTTTCTGTTCATTTAAAGCACTACGCACAAAAAAACCCACTGGTAGTAAGACCAGTGTTAAAAAGAGGTTCCATATAAGATGGGGGTCGATGAATATTCCTTGTTCCATACGATTATTTAGGTAATCGTATCGTCCTCAAGGGGTTCCAATGGAGGCATATGACCAGTAATGTCTTGATAGTTTAGGGGATATCCATCTTGGTCTAAATCAAATACCCATGGATAATATCTATTGGTTAATGACTCACCAATCTTTATTTGATTATTCATTTGATAATTGATATTGAAAGATATACTGTATCTTTCTTTTTGTGTCATGTTGGGTTCTACCATGTGCATTAACCCACTAGGGAACAACATTAATTTACCAGTAATGGGTTGTTTATGAGATGACATTTGTATCATAGGTGATGGTGGCATGTCGTGTACTACCTTTTCGTCTGTGTCTATGAAATCAATATCTCCCTCGTCTCCATCTGCATGAATATAGAATACACCACTATACCAACAACCATTATGTAAGTGAGGTGAGTTCCAACACATATGTCCATTAATATTTGCCCAAGAGTTTCCAATCTGTACAGACACATCACCATTATTGAATCCATAAAAAGGTAAGACTTCATCATCAAACATACGTGTGATTCTGTTCATTAATTTTTGAAATCTAGGATTTGATTCACATCCATCATTAGATTGCCATCCATTTCTATTAGATACCATTCTACCCTCATCCCTAGCTCTCATACCATCCATTTCATCTTTCAATGATTGTAGGTATTCATATGATACACCCTGTCTCTCATG